GCATCTTTAGCTAGACCTTTCAGCCACTCGTTCATTGGCATTGGATCTGAGCCATTCTTACCATAAATAACCTGACCTTTTGAGTCAAGCGGCATGATTTGATTGTCAGCCAATTTGTAGACTTGACGAGCACGACTTTCAATGTCATCTAGTGCACTTTCAAAAGCTCCAGCTTTAAGCGCACGGCCATGTAATTCAGCAGATAGCATGGTCTTTCCAAGAGCTTCTTGACCTTTCTCATACTTACTTTTGTAGTCATCGACTTGAGCTTGAAACTCTGTCTCAAGTTGCTTAACTCGTTGAGCTACAGCTTCATCGACCTTGTCTGAGCCTACAAGCTTGGACTCATCGACCTTGCGTTGAAGATCCAGCAGTTCGGTGTACTTGTCAGGATCAACACCTTTGAATTTCTCCATACCTTGCATGAGTTCGATGTTCTTATTACGGAACTCATCGAGTCGAGTCTTTGGCACTACGCCTTCAACTTGAAGTGCAAATTTGCCGTCATCAGTCTTTTCATACAGACCACGGTGGGCTTCATCAACAGTACTTACGTCATCTACGATATATTTTAACATGCTTATTCTCCAGGGTTATTAACGGTTTTCGGTGCTTTTTGGTTTTGCAAGATATAGCTTGCAGCTTCTTCAGAACTAGTGCCGTCTGGATAGACTTCACCAGTCATGTAAATCTGTACAAGTGTATTAATATCAATAGCTCCACTTTGATACATGTCGAACCACTTTTTAGCGTCGTCCGGAGTAATTGTATATGACATGAACCGCTTGTCAAATATGATTTTAAAGGGTTCTTCATTTTGGAAGTCAGCTATGATTTCTGCTGTTCTGTTAATAGCTTGCTCAACTACGTCTACGATGTCTCGTAAAGATGCCGCTTCAGCATTGAACCGTAAGGATATTGCGTCAGGTGATTCAGAGCCATTAGGCGATTCTTGCAAAGCCTTTGCAGACAAGCTAATCATTTGGCGCTCTTTATCTGATAACGCCGTTTCCAAAGCTTTAAGACCCTGACCAGTAAACTCCAAGAACTTAGCGTCAGCATTACGACCAGGTATAACTAGCAATTCTGAAGAGCCTAGATATAGAGGCGTATTAGACTCAGCATTCAGAATCACTGGCGTAGGTAAACCCACAAAGTGACGCCCATTCTCAAGGTCTGCACCGGTCATATAGTGAGAATGGTTAATATTAGCCACATCTAACATTGCTGGTTTAGAGTCTTTAAGATTCAAACCCAAATGAGACATAGGTACAAATGGCATATATGTAAGTCTTGCACCACGATTTGTCGGTCTGATAGTCGTGATCAACTCATCTTTGGCATCATACAGCTGTTGAATATAGACTCTTTCGCCATCGACTTCTTCAAAGCCAAGAACTCGATACCGTACAACCTCTTCAAGTTTGAACTTATCGTCTTGCAGAGCTTCAAAGGTAGTTTCACGAAGCGTAACCCATTCAGCTCCAAGATCATCGCTCCAATTGGTGATGTCTTCAGCTTGATAGATGGTCATATGAGGCCATCCATTAACGCCTTGTCTTTCTGGACGATCAATGAGTATACCACATCTGGTCATGAGACACATTTCAAGTAGCAGCCGCTTCTTAAGCTCTACCAAATCCATGTGGTCATTCTGCTTCATGTATGCCAGTACTTCGCCATCGCCTTCATACGAAGCCGGCTTAGCTGTAGCCAAACCAATCATTGCTGATACAGTCTTTGAAATGATTGAGAAGAACAGAGCACGGCGTTTGTAGTCGTCGTAATCGCCTTTATTCTGAGCTTTAAGCTTGTGCAAATAGATCTCACGAGCTTGCTTTACAACGTCTTCGCCATAATAGAAGTCACGAATCTTTCGATATTGTGGTAATCTTACATTGTACAATGGATGTGTACTGGAAACTGGCATAATAATCCCCTAAGAGCCGGCCGTTGTGCCAACTTGAACGACATTAGAAGCTCGTAAAAGTCTATATCTAATCACGTCCCAGCAGTGGTCTTCACCTTTAGTGTCAACATCCTCTGGGTTCTTTTTACAAGTTTCTAAGTTAGGTAATGTCCTAATGACATTGTTACATGTACTGAAGACAAATATACCAGGATGCTCCATGGGCCGTTTAGCTGCTGACTGGAGGCGACCCCTCATCAAGTCCACGCCCCTTATCCTCGACCCCTGACTCTTGTCTGACCGTACAAAATACACGCCGGCAACTTCTAGCTGCTCTGCTATGCTGTCTTGACCTGGCTCTGCTGAGAAGATTGCGCTGTCTGCGGGTCCTGCTTGCACTCGATGATACCATTCGCTTTTCGCCTCTTGGTTATGCATCTTCTCACCTTGCTCTGAACCTGGAAGTCTAAGACCTTTATGGTTCTCATCAGCAAAGTACAGTTCATCAATAGCAAATAGAGTCCCAGCTGGTACCCAGCACTCCCTTCCATACGTGTCAATAAAGGTCTCACCATTGGCTTCTGCAAACCATATACAGGCTGCAGGAGCACTTGACCCATAGTCATAACATCTATCGATTCGCCACTCTAGAGGTATTCTAAAGGGCTCAAGCACGTGTTTCTTTGCGTCCCATACATCTGAGAACTTGCCACCTGACAGAATCTCCCAGTCGCCGTCTATCATCGCTTGGACTACTTTCTCGTCGCCCATGCCTTTAACCCTATCAATATAGTTAGGGTCAGTCAGCATCATGACTTTATTATCAGTCAGTTTCGATGGTATATAGACTCGCTTCATGCTACCTTCATCTACAGGCGCATCATGTACAACTCTGGGTCCAAAGTCTACAAAGTTCTGCTTGAAATAGTGATGACCAATACCTCCAGGGTTACTGCCATAAAGTATCCGTGGTAGTTGGCCTTTCAAATGCTCGGGCACACTTAATGACCCAAGTCTTACACGTGACCTAAGAAAGCCAATCATAAACGGTGAAAAGTGAGTTGCTTCATCGATTATAAGCAGGCCAATCTGTGCGCCTTGATACTGGTACACGTCCCCTTCGTACTGGCAGTGAGCTAACTGTATCCTGCTACCATTCCAGAACTCAAATGAGTTGTCCGACTTCGACCACTTGACATCACCAGCCTCAATCAGTGGCTTAAGCATCTCAAGAAAGCCACCTGGCGTGTATATATGGTTCGCCAGAATCTCTTTATAGATCCTACGAAACAGATAAGTTATCAGACCAGGCACTTCCACGCTGTACATAATAGCTGCTACACGCGCTAGGTAACTCTTACCTCCGCCCATGGCGCCACCATACAAGATCTCATTGGCTTCAGTTTGGAGGGATAGAGCTTGGTTCTCATACAGCTGGAAGTTAGTCTCCGTCACGATAAGCCTCTTCGACTACGTCTTCGATATCATCATCATTGAAGTACGTGCCGCCACGCTCTATTTGCATAGGCTTATTTGGAAACATCGAGATAACTACGCGCCGCTGCTCGTCACCTGTAGATTTCATCTCTACGGACTTAAGCTCAGGCTCAATAAACTTACTGATGGTTTTATGACACTCAAATTGCAGTTTCAAATCTGCGTCCGCATCGTGCGCTATTCTCGCAATAGAAACAAGCGGATGATACTCCGGATACTCGCTCCTGATTAACGCTAACAAATGGTCTCCGTTATTCGTGCTCATTACGTCCTCCCACCGATCGGCGCCGAGCGTTTATTTGCTTGTGACCTTTTAACTAGCATCTCAAGCAGTCTTTTCGATACGTCTGCTTTATACTCTTCAGGTATCTGAGTGATTGGCGCTGCACAGTCATTTCCATCGTACTCGCCGTGCGACCCTACGAAAAGCTTCGCCAGTTGCATTAACTGCTCAGCTTCCCAAATGCTCAAATCTGTCTTAAATATGTCACAATAGGCTTTAATATCTATCGGAGAAATCGGCTGAAGCCCAAAACCTGAGGACTTCGCCGGACCAAGCTTTAACGCTATGTCCAGCAGATACTGCGCTCTGCACTCGGGTATCTGAAGTCTAAAGTCATCTGGGTCTTTAGCGTTTATCTTCTGCCATCGACTCTCTTTAGCTTTATCGGATACCCTAGACCTTAGCCACGCTACTTGCATCATAGCGTCAGATAGCTCAGCCTCTATTTCTTCAAAAAATTTGCACGCTCCTGCTGAAAGCTCAGCAGCTGCTCACGAAGCCAATAGTGCTTGTTAAAAAGCTGCTCAGTGTTCTCACGGTTGCACTCAAGCTCCTCATTGTTCATAACAACGCCTTGCCACGATGTCACAGCTTCAACCAGCTGGCCTGTCATCCGGCGCTCAAGTTCTTCGGGCTCCATATTAGCCCCTTTGCGCTTCTTCATCAGACTCTTCATCATCTGACCCTGATACTGACGCATCTTGTCTGAGTCAGGCCCAAGGACCGTAATACTCACTGGCACGTCCTCGCCATCGATCTTAACGTAGGCAGGCTCTTCAGTGTAAGGGTCAATGACGTGGTACGTAGCACCTAGGTTCGAGTCTTCTGATGTGTCTATTTGTCCAAAATCCATAGTGACCTCTCTTCTTCTATTATTGGTACTAGCTTCATGCCTCTCGACTCAGCTAGCTCTTCAAGTGTACATTTGTCAATTAACGGTTCCAAATCTTCTAGCTTCGTCTCTGCACTTACAACTACAGATATCGTCGCTGTTACAATCTCGTCAGGTCTAAACCTAACGTCGATCGCCGTAATATTAGTGATCTCTCGATTGTCATCTGTGAAGACTTTAACTCTATTGGCAACCGAGGGGTTGGATTTAGACTGGCCATCCTTGGCCATTACGATTCTTACCGCCATTATACAGGTGTGCCTGCAACAATGTCGTTGTCAATCTCAAGCACGCAGGTTGCCATCGTAATCTGATCGACAGAGCCAATAGTGGTTTTGTACGACATAATTTGAGCCGTAGTAAACACGAAATTGCCATCTTGAAATGTAATCTTCACAGAGTAGCTGTTGTCATCATCTTTCGCTGTCTCAAGAAGTGCTTGGCCAGCTTCACTTACATCACGAGCCATTTGAAGCGTGATAGAACCGTCGTTGTAAGAGCCTTTACGCTTAACAGTACGACGATCTTTTAGCGGGTTGTGCGTTACAAGGTTATACTCACGACCAAATTCACCAAGGTCAGTGATTTCACCAACTTCAGTGAATGACATTGCTGCGTCTTCAAAACCTACAGTGTCATGGGTAGCAGGTAGGCCGGCAGATACAGATAGAAAGCTGCCTGCTGAGGTTTGTGCATTCGATGCTGGCATTATAAATACTCCAAAGGATTAGACGGTGCAGCGGCTAGCCACAAATCGTTGCAACGAGATACCATCTCAAGGGTCATTATAACCTAGAACTTAGCTCTTGGACCCTATGATCTTCATGGTCATTACAAACTCTACGAACCCAGCACTTAGCACTTAGCACTTAGCACTTAGCCCTTCACGCGTAGTGCTAAGCTCCCGGGTGGAAAATACCCCGGGTCAATAGCTCGGCGCCTGGGGCCTGGCCTGGCCCCCATTAATTCACAGCCATTGTCATTT